GAAAAAGAGCCCCTTCTAACTTTTTCTATTTCATAGTATAGTCGAAATGACCTCCTATGTCAAGAACTTTTTTATGCACCTATATACTTAATTGCGATCTCGTCAGTAGAACTGATGTCCGTGCCTAGGGCATGGAAATTAACCTCTAAAGCAATAACGTCATCAATAGAGTGAGTTGGTACTTCTAAGTGACAAGCTGCCATGTTGAACTCAATACGAGGAGTAGCAGTTGCGCCACCAACTTTAAAGTTAAGATCAAACTTATTAGTAATAGTGTCGGTATCTTCAATGATACGCTCAAATAGATCCATGCTAGAATCAGTAGCTGAGTTTAAGTAGCAAGTAAAGCTTCCGCCAATAGTACGAGTTCCAGTTACATGGCCCAAAGGCTGGTTAACTACACCGAGAGTTTCGGGGGTTAAGAACGTCATGTTGTTAGAAATAGTAATATTACCACCGGTCAGAGTCAGATTATACGTTTCTACATCTGAATCGCTATCAACATCATCTTGATTTCCATCGTTGTTTAAGTCTCCCAGCAAGTGATCATCAGCAGTAGTCATAACAAGTTGCGTTAGACGGTTGCGAATGAAGTTAGTAGTAGAACCGATTGCTTCATAACGAGTTGCAGTTGGAGCAGCGGTTTCAGTAATAATAGTACCCATTCCAGACCATGCAATAGTAGCAATACCATCAATATCAAACTCGATGGATGCTTCGTTCATACAGCAATTTGCAATCTTGTAAGTAGTTGCGGTTTCACCTGTTTTACCAAGTACAAAATAAATGTTTGCAGTACCTAAAGTAGAAGTGTTAGAGTCATCAAAATCGATGTCTAAATCTGTACCATCTTGTGTAAGGCCTTGAGCCCATACAGACACTTGACTGGAAGAAGGTACGGTATATCCTGCACCTGCGTTACCAACCATCATAGCCCAGAGGCACTCTTCTACTGCGTGGTGTGCGACTTGGTTGTCTGCACCGCCAGCTGCATAAGACGCAGATTTAAAAGGACGTGCATAAGTAGAAAAGCTCCACTCTGCCGGAGCATAAGAGTCGTTAAACATCTTGCGACCACGACGGCTTCCGCCTGTTCCTTCCATTTCGTTCAAAGTAATCTCTGAACTGTTTGTTGCTTGTGAAAATGAGAAACCGTCCAAAACTGGAATCTCCCAAATTGCACCAGCTACTTCTGCACCTGCGGCATTCAAGGGTGCGACGTAGACTTTGGTGTCTCTGCTAAAAAATAATGTATCAGCCATAGTATATCTCCTATGTTATCTTGAAAAGGCTAGGGCGTGAACGTTTGCTCGTGCCTGCATTTTCTAGTATCGAACCTCTATCAGCATTTCGCCAACGCCTAAGGGCTCTAGTACACCTTCATCAGTTTCAATACTAACGATTGTGATTTGTTGTGTGTATTGAGTCGTTTGAGTACGATCTAAATACGCTAATCGAGAGTTATCTTCCAATACAGTCTCTACGTCTTCCATTAGCTCATCCAATGCTTCTACTGCATCTTCTGCTTGAACGTAGCATCTTAATGTAATCGAAAGAAACCTATCTTTGTAACCGCCACTCTGATACTCTCTTGTCTCAGAACCGGCATTTAGGTGAACTGCAGGAAACTCCTCCACCTCATCCCAAAACTTTAATCGAGGAGAGACATTTTCATTTAGATTGCTTAAAAATGCTCCTGCCCCATTTATGTCTTTGAGCTTGCCAACAATAGCATTTACAATGCCTAAGCGTCGTGTTGTATATGCTCTGCTCATTATACTCTCCTAGTATACAGTCTACCGATTGCTGCAGATGCTGCAATTTCTCTTATAGACTTATCAATTAATCTTCTAGGGTCTCTTTCTATGCTGCCTTGTTTGTACCCTGGTTCAAAAGTCTGATACGGGTTTTTCTGGTAAGTATAACCCACGCTAGTAAAACCTTTGTTTGTTGTTGTAATATCTACTGCTTTCACACTTGCGGCAAATCTTCCTGTACGGCGGTTAAGAGCTGGGTCTTCCATATTCTGCTCTACAACTGTAGGAAGTTGGCTGTTTAACAGTGTTAGCATCTTTAAAGGGTTAGATGCAGGACTTTCAGAAGCTTTTTGTCTTTGACGACTCATTCTAGTCGCTCTCACTCCTGCTCCTAGTTTAGTTGCACTTAGGCCCTTACCTGCCGAACTTGTCTTAGTAAGCTTATTTGAGGCAGTTTTACTCTTTATTTTAGTATCCTTTGCAGTTACTTTAACACTCTTATCTTTTAACTTCTTAAAAGGGTCTATAATATCTTTACGTATTTTCTTTCTTTTCTTAGCATCTATGCTATCAGACCCTTTTAGTTTTACTAATCCTTTGCCCGTGTCTATTGACTTTTCCAGCTTTTTAATTGCTGCTTTTAACTGATCTTGTAAAGCTTTCTTTGCGGCCTTAACTTCAGTACCTCCGCCTTTACCTTGCTTGTTCAAGTAGTCCGACTCAATAGAAATAGTATGTGAGTCTTTCTTGTCATCTCTTATAACTTTTATCAAACTCTTTACACCTAAAACATCTTGCAAGTCTGACGAAGTTGCCTTGCTGTCAAGTTTTTCACTATTTGCAATACCATCAAAACTATCTCTTAAAAAACTTTCAAAAATACCTGCCCCTTTTGCATGCCCTGCATTATAGTAACGGCCGGCAGCTTCTGCAGTTTTACCGCTTTTAGTACGTAAACTTCTATTACGCAGTCTTCCTGTTTCAGGATTCACTTCGGTAGTACTTTTTAAATGCTCTTGTAGTTTATTAAAAAAAATTTTAAGAGCAGGTTGATAAGCTAATTTTACTTTTGAAAATACATCACTAGGGTGTATTTGTCTCTTAGATCTACCAATTGTAATAACACGTTGAGAGCCTACGCTTGAATCGAACTTAAAAGATATAGTATTTGTTGTTGACTTATACTTATACTCAGGCTTTGTTGCCATTCTTGACAGTTTTTTATCAAGTCTTTCTTTCATTTCTTTTGACAGTCTGTTTATGACCTTTCTGTCTTCTTGTGTAAGTACTAGTTTATTCTTTGTAGACTCTAATTCTATCTTTGTTTGTTTAGCCATTTCTAAAGAACTAAACTTAAAAATATGTACTCTTTTATCTCCAACAAGATCTCTATAGAGATTAGTCCCGCCCTGACTCTGTAAAGTACTATTTAACTTATTACAAAATGCTAGTACGGATTGCTTACTCATTAAAAGTTTTTATATAGATCCAAGACTCTTTTAATGTGGTCTGGGAACGCTACGTTATTACGTTGGCTGGAAGAGCTATTATTTTGGATACTTGCACCTTGAATAGTTTGACGCGCTTTGTGTTCGTCTTTTACATAGTAGGTAATCAAATCAATAACTGCTAATTGTAAATCTACAGGACATTCTGCATATCCTGCTTTGTAAGTAATCTTTACAGCACCTGGGCCTGTAGGCCAGTTCTTTCTAGTACCGTCTGTAGTAACTCGATAAACGCTATCGGTAGAGTTATCTACATAATATTCTGTGGAAGCTACAGTAGTATATGCTTTACTGAAATCTTCTCGTTCTTGTACGGAAGTAATACTTACAAAAGGACTTTCTGTAAGTTGAACCAAATTTGTAGACCAGTTTATACTAAACTCTTCTGCTTTGTCGCTAGAGTAGTGATCTACAATGGTTGTTCCGCAGTAAGTTTTTACTAATTGACTTACGGCAGTAATTAAAGAATTGATGCGAGCATCTTCCTTTGTGCTCTGAATGTTTTCAGAGATTTTATATTCATCTAATGTGATTAAATTTGCCATAAGTCCATTACTAAAAACTTAAGGGGAGCGAACTCCCCTCTCGTTTTGCCTTTAAATTAAGCTACGCAGTCAATCTTAACTACAGGTTCGTTACCAGTTGCACCGGCTACTAGCTCTTCAAAGCCTAGGGCTTGTGAAGCAACTACTACGTTGCGCTGATTACCAACTTCATAGTCAGTCTCAACAGTTACGCCACGTAGACGTGGGATAACATAGTTACGAGCGTTAACAGCAAATGCTGCTGGAACGCCTGCGCCTTCTGCAGCGAAGCTGTCAGATACGATTACAGGTGAACCGAATACAGAACCGATTTGACCAGTGATCTTAGTGGCGAGATCAGAACCAACATCAGTTACGTCCTGGAAGCCTGCATCTTCGATCAGTTCGAAGTAACGAGCTTGTGACACGATGTAAGCAACATCAGCAGGGTTAACACCATACTTGCCCATAGCCTTACGAGCAGTAAGGAGGCCAGCTGCAGTCAATGTAGCTGAGTTACCTGTGGCAATTGAAGCGCCGTCAAGGTCAATACTAGAACCGCTAGCTGCGGCATAGCCGTCAAGACCAGTGATAGAACCAGAACCGTTGATGATAGCGTTATCAACAGCGCGAGCGTGAGCACGTGCTACTGAGTCAACAAGCATAGGCATCAAGTTGATGAGAACTTGCTCATCTACGTTGTTGTCCATGAAAGTCTGGCTGATCAAACGATAAGCGTTCAAGATTACCTGTGAAGGCTTGTAAGTGTTGTCTGAAGCACCACGGTTTTCCAAGTTACCTGCTGCAGCTGCACCAGTTTGGAAAGTAGCGGCCTCTACGTCAGGCTGGATTGGCATTACAGTAGCAGCACCATTCACCTGAATCTCACGGAACAGACCAGCTGTACGCAAGTTTAGAGTAACTTCTTTTTCGATTTGACGAGCAACTTCTTGATCGATGTCGGCAGCGTTAGAAGCATAGTCAATACCAGCTTTTTCCATGATACCCTGAGCAAAGTCAGTGTTCATGCCTTTGCCAGTCATAGTACCAAGCAATGAAGCGTGCATGAAGTCTTTGCCCCACTTAGTAACGTCACCTTTTTCAGAACGGTCAGCAAAAGTACGCTTGCTGTTACGCATAGCTTCGATTTCAGAAGACTTCTCTTCTAGTTCGGTTTTGAATGAAGCAAGTACTTCGTCCATCTTAGCGTCTTTCGCAGTAAGCTGGCTCTGTACGTCAGCCATAAGAGCTTCAACGCCAGTCTGAATACCGGTCTTAACTTTGATTTCTTGTGCTTCAATAAATGAAGCCTGTTCAGCTGCTTTTTCTACTTCTGCTTGCTCAGCTGCTTTTTGCTCGGCTTGCTTCATAGCAATCTTAGCAGCTGTATCTTCAGCCACCTTCTTTGCAAAAGCTTCCAAGTCGATGTTTTGATTATCCATCTTGATCTCCTGATCTGCGGATTTAATTTCCGCGCTTTGAGGTGTGTTGTCACTAGCTATTCCCGAAGTAATAACTTCATCCTTAGCCAGAGACTGACCTGCTAGATCTACACGATTTGTGAAAGTTTTTTTGAATTCTTCGTACTCAGCATCTGAGTCAAAAGACTTCGCGAGCGAAAAAGTAGCTGACTGATTGCAGGGTACAGATACAACTGATACCTCGAATAATTCAGCGTCCTTAATCATTAGTCCGTCGGTTTCCTTAATGTAATCAGCATCCTTGACTCGGAAACCTACGGAAAAGGCCCCAAGAACACCGTCTTTAACTAGTTGAGCAACATTAGCAGGCGCCGCCTTACTAATTTTACACTCCAGCTCCAAGCCATTCGGTCCAGACTTCAGACCTGTAGCTCGACCAATTGGTTTATCATAGTCATGATTAAACAAGATAATTGGATTCTTTTCAAAGTTCTTTAGTCCACCTTTCTGCCATGCTTCTGCTGAAATGGAGTCACCCGCGCGATCAAAGTCAGCCGTGCTTGCCATTCCACGAATCATTACAGAGCCGTCATCTTCTGCATGAGTCTTGAAAGTAGACGTAAGATTAAAGATTTTATTCATATCTTAATCCTTTTTTACTGCCGGTTTAGGGGCAGGCTTGACCGCAGCCTTTGGTGCTGGCTTTGGTGCTGGGGCAGGTTTTGGCTTAGGCTTAGGCTTAGCTGCTTCTGCTTTTTTCTTCTCGAGCAATTCCATAAGTTCTGGATGTGCTTTCTGCATCATAATAATTGCTCGTGAATAACTTCTTCCTACATTGCGAACACCTGCTAACATAACAGGCTTATCTGCTTGTTTAACATATTCGTCTTGAGTCATGATCTTTCCTTTTTCAGCAAAGTACATTGCTAGGTCACGACATAGTTTAATTCTTTGCGGTCTACTCGCCATCTTCGTTTGTTTCCTCTGGTCTTCCGCCCTCATCGGGATTGGTTGCAGAACCTGCGATATTTGCAGGAACTCTTATTTCTTCTGTACCATCTACAAAAGCGAAACCTAGTTTCTCGCGAGCTTCTGCAGGAGTAATAATACCACCGTTTACTAGTGATGTGTAGTAGGCGGATGCATCTCTCAGCTCAGGCTGTAGAGCAGGTATATCACTGATGTCTTCTTTTAACTCGAAACCGAAATATCTTTCGCACGCAAAATTGACTTTTCGAACTATAGGAAGTATAGTCTCAAGATAATACATCCGCATATTTGGGCGAATGTTGGCGTTGTTGCCAGAGTCCATCATAATTGGAGGTACTCCGAGCGCCTTCAAAATTATCTTTTCATTGTCGGCGATACTATTTTGAAAATCAAGATCTTTAAAATTTACATTTGAGATCGAATCTACTTCAATTCCACCGTCCAAAATGAGGGGTCGACGACCGCCTGCTTCTGGTTGATATCGTGACTGCCACGACACCATCATACGTTCTTTAATCTTTTCAGAAAGTGTATTTGGTGACTTGAGTACCAAGCCAGGAACTGCACCATTCTTAAAGAAGTTATCTTGGAACTTACGCATTTTCATCATAAGTTGCATAGTACGTAGAGCAGGGCTCAAACGTGGAACACCTCGATAAATTGAGTAAAAGGAGTTCTCTTTAATATGTATAATTTCACTAGGCTTATAGTTTACTTTCTCATTGTAAGTGAACTTCTCAATGTAAGTATCTGAGCTGGCGTGAATAACCATCTTGTCGGCTGGTAGGTGATAGAGGTGTGCTCCATCATAGTAGATAAAGATATTACCATCAAGTATAAAGTCAATAATTAAGTTACGCTTGAAAGTATTAATGTCTTGGAAAGGGTTAGGCTCTTGGTTTAAAAGTAGATCTACTTTAGAACGCTTGATACCTTTAATAATGCTGTTGCCTTTGTGCTGTCCGCCTACTTGTGTAGGAATCTCAGCTGCATCGTCTACAATAATATTTACTGCACGATTTACAACTTCCAGCTCTTCGTAGGCTCTCTCATAAGAAAAGGTAGGCTCACGAGAAGTTTGAATATCATTTCCATAAAACTGCTGCGCAGGATTCAACTTTTCCTCGACGTCTACGGGTTTCTTTTCAAAAGGGTTATACCAAGCCATGTTTTTCTCTTTGAATCTCTACCCAGCGCATCTGTTTCTTTGCAGTCCCTAGCGCAGGATCTTTGCCGTAAATTGAATGAAGCTTTAAATGGTGAGTATGACACAGTGTAACTGTGTGGTCATATAGCTCAGCATGATGCTCTTCTATAAAGTCATCCCGAAGTGCTTGAATATACTCAGGATTGTGTTTGTTCTTTATTAACCATTGATTTAACAACGGTGTGAGACTGTAAAAATGGTGAAAGTCTAACTGCTCTGTCTCGTCACAAATCTCGCAAGAGGAACCCTTTGCATACTTGGACTTTGCCTTATCTCGTACATATTTTACTACATCGCGTTTTAGCTTAGGCATTTT